GCTCCTTGTTTTCGTTGGGGTTAGTGTTTGTGGAGGCGAGCTGTACTTTGTACGTGCGCTTCGTACTTTTCGCGGGCTTTCGCCATGTCGACTACTTCTTTACCTGCTTCCAAGCCAGCTTTGAATGACGTGACGGCGACCTTCACGAACTTTGTAGTGAACGAGAAGAAGTTGTACAGATCCATGTTCTAAGCTCCTAAGTTAGTATGCACCAACATAGTGCATACACAATACGTAAGGCTACGAACTCGAAGAGTTCGTTAACTCAGTTGACTAAGCTATGTACCCTCCCCTACCTAGCCCCTGGGGCCCCCTAAGCCACTTCGTAATTCCGAATCCGAAGTGGGGTGGGGGCTAAGGGGCGAGGGGGGAGGGGATGGGTATGGATCGCAAAACAATAGAAAAAAGTCGAAAAAAAAATATAAAAAAAAAAAAAATTTGTGGTAGAATTACGGCATTCCATATGGCATCAGACACAAAACTATGGCGGGCACGATAAAACTAGGCGAACCGAGGCCGGATACGCTCATAAACAACCGAGAAAAGAACGGCGACGCGGCTCTTACGGTCCAAGAACGGCTATTCGTAAGCTTCATTGTGCGTGACAACATGTCACCGATCACAGCTGCGCGTGCTGCAGGGTATCTTCAGCCTGAAGTTACCGTCGGCGCGCTTATGAAGCGCCAAAGAGTACTAAATGCCATTGACATCGGTCGAAAAGAGTTCGAAATAACCGTTGGAATGACGCGTCAGAAGGTCCTCGAGGGGTTCTTAGACGCTATTTCCATCGCTCGCGCGGCTGGCGAAGCCGCCCCGATGGTGTCTGGGTGGAAAGAAATCGCCAAAATGTGCGGATACTACGAGCCACAACGTCATGTGCTGACAGTAAACCACACGGGCGAGGTAATTATTGCGAAACTTCAAGCAATGCCGGATAGCGAGCTGCTAAAACTCGCCGAAGGCGTTGAAATTGAGGGTGATTTTCAAAAACTGGAGTAACAAATGTATTTCGGCTACTGCAAACGAACAGAAAACCCGTTTTGGCCAACAGGAATCGCTTTCGGCCACACAACGGACTGCCCAAACCTAAAAGATGAGAGCGGCGAGCTCAAAAACCTCGTCACGGCGGCGCGTGGACAGGAGATTGTCGCCTTTGCGCTACAAAACGACGAAGATCGCAAAGAAGGCATCTTCTTTTTGTTTTACCCAGGCCTGTTCCACCGGGATATCGTCGCTGTACGAGACTTTGCGTATAAAAACGCTGTAGATCGTGACGTAATACCGCTGGCGGTGGAAGGTTCCTAATGACAATGTCGGCCCGGAAGGCCCAGGCGGTGCTGGCTCAGCGCGAGCTAGCCCGCCGTCGGCTACTCCATTTCACAAAATTTACGCACCCATCGTACGAATCGGGCTGGGTGCATGAAGATATTTGCGCGCGCCTGGAGAAGTTCTCGAAAGACGTAGTGGATCGCAAGAGCCCACGTCTCATGCTGCTTATGCCGCCACGCCACGGGAAACTACTAGCCGACAGCACGCCGGTGCGTACGCGCGACGGGTGGAAAACCCACGGCGAGCTGCGCCCAGGTGACTATGTCATCGGCTCCACAGGTCATTGGGTACGTGTGTCCCAGGTTTCTGGCCCAGGCCGAGCAGACGTGGAGATTACGTTATGCACCGGAGAGAAGTTCCTAGCGCATGAGAACCATGAGTGGACGGTACTTAAGACCAAGGCTGGCGTCACCAACGGCTCCGGGTACAACGGGAAGTTCAAAATCCTGGATACCGTAGAGACCAAGGAGATTTTGGCGTGGTGTGACGCTCACGGCGGGTCAGGCCGGTACATGAGCCGCCCCGACGACTGGCGCTTTCGTATCAACGAGGCAGCGCTGGAGAACAACCGAGACATCGTGTTCGACATCCGTCGTCGACTACGCCCCCGCCTGCGGGCAAAGAGCTTCCGCATCGTAGCGGCCAGACGCGTGCCCCCGGAGGAGGCACAGGTTGGTCGGTGCATCCAGGTAGATGCGCCCGACGGCCTGTACTGCGTGGGTCGTGGGTTCGTGCTCACACACAACAGCGAGCTGGCTAGCATACGCTTCCCCGCCTGGCACTTAGGTCATAACCCGCGACACGAAATCATCAACGTAGGGTACAATCTCGACCTGCCTATTAAGTTTTCTCGGAAGGTACGTGAGGTCGTCAAAGACGCGAACTACACGGCTATGTTCCCGGACACAAGGCTGGACCCCGACGTGCAGTCGGCGGAGAGTTGGAACACAACGAAAGGGGGTGGTTTTACAGCTGCGGGTGTGGGCGGTGGTATTACAGGCAAAGGTGCTCACATCCTGATCATCGACGATCCCCTGAAAAACATGGAGGAGGCGGACAGCATTGACCGCCGCGATCTGCTCGATGAATGGTATCAATCGACCGCGTACACCCGGCTAGCGCCGGGTGGCGGTGTACTGTTTATCGAGACATGGTGGAACGATGATGATCTCGCCGGTAGGCTCCAGCAGCGTATGGAGAATGACCCCGACGCCGACCAGTTCGACGTTGTGAAGTATCCGGCCATCTCAGAGAAGTGGGAGTACCGTGACAAAGATTCGTTCGTCATTGTGCGGTCAGAGAAAGAGATTGACGTAGCTAACCCGCCACTGGGGTATTCACGTAATCTAGAGCTCCTACGCCCCATCGACTTCTGCCTGCATGAAGCGCGGTACCCCACCGAAGCGCTTAAGAAAATCCGCGCGAATATGAACAGCCCACGGATTTGGTCGGCTCTGTACCAGCAGAACCCGGTGCCAGACGAGGGTATGTACTTCCAGAAGGAATACTTTAAGTATCAGGCCACGATGCCGTCTATCGGGGGCTTCCAGCTATACACAGCGTGGGACTTCGCCATTGGTGAGAAGCAGCAGAACGACTATACGGTTGGCGTCACGTTGTTGCAGGATAACAACGACATCCTGTACGTCATGGATGTCGTGCGCTTCCGTGGCGACGCGATGGAGATCGTTGAGGCTATACTCGACACCGCCCAGCGTTGGGGCTCGGACCCGACGACGGACTACATGCTTGGTGTGGAAGATGGACAGATTTGGAGGGCCATCGAACCTTTGTTGAAGAAGCGCATGGACGAACGCCGCATGTTTCTGCCATATGAAGCGCTGAAGCCGTTGACAGATAAGTTGTCACGCGCCCGCCCGCTCCAGGGGCGCATGCAGCAGAAGAAAGTTGTGTTCCCTCAGGAGGCTACATGGTTAAAAGACACAGAAAAAGAGCTGTTACGCTTCCCAGCTGGAGCACACGACGACGTAGTAGACGCGTTAGCCTGGGGCGTAAGACTAGTGATCAACCGCCCACCGAAGGTGCGCGATACCCCGCAGCCGCTGAAGAGCTGGAAAGATCAACTTGTAGTAGAATCGGCGAACTTGGGTGAAGGGCACATGGCGGCGTAATGAATGAAGTAGATAGGAGAAGCGCGAAGTTGCAAAATCCTCCTAAACTTCATCTCAAAGTGTCCTAACCTTCTTTATATCTATACTCTTTTTTATTTTCTTCTTCTTCTTCAATCATTAGTTTAAAGTGAGAGAATGAGAGGAAAAAGGAAACCAATGCCTGTAAACGAAAAACTAGCGCACGACGTCTGGGCACGTTACCAGTTCCTTCGTGACAACGGCCATCTCGACTTCGTGTTCAAAGCCAACAAGTGCGAAGACTTTTTTCTCGGCGCCCAGTGGTCTAAAAGCGATCTGGCGCTACTAAAAGCACAACGCCGCCCAGCATTGCAGATCAATAAGATCATCAGCACCATGTCGAACGTGCTAGGTGAGCAGATTTTCAACCGGACTGACATCGCATTTAAGCCACGGAATGAGAACGCCACTTTGGACGTAGCTTCTGCGCTTACCAAGGTGTTTATGCAGATTTCGGACAATAATCAGCTACCCTGGGTACGGTCGGATGTATTCTTTGACGGAGTAGTGTCAGGAAGGGGCTTCTACGACGTCAGGTTGAACTTTACTGACTCCCTGCAGGGGGAAGTTCATGTCGAGCAAGTAAACCCCAAGAACGTCCTTATAGACGCCGATGCGGACGCCTATGACCCCGACACATGGTCAGACGTAGTCATCACTAAGTGGATAAGCCCAGACCAAATCGAAATTTTGTACTCCAAGGCTGACGCAGACCTACTTCGTATGGATCGTGGTCAGTTCTCCCCATACAGCTATGACTCTATCGACCGTAATCGCGACCGTTTCGGCGTCCCACGCTCAGTTATGCCTGGTATCGGCCCCGAGTCCGACCGAACGTCAGCACGGAACATCCGCGTCGTTGAGCGCCAGTGGAAAAAGCTAGATAAGGTATCTCACTTCGTCGATGTGACGACCGGGGATATGCGACAGGTGCCAGACAGCATGGACGAGGTTGCTGTAGCCGCTCATTTGGAAAAAAATCCAAATCTGACGATAACTAAGAAGCTAATCCACCGCATTCGTTGGACTGTCGTGGCCGGCAGCGTGGTCCTGCACGACGATTGGAGCCCATACAAGCACTTTACGATAGTTCCGTTCTTCCCGCACTTTATTCGCGGCCGTACGGTGGGCCTGGTCGAGAATCTCATCGATTCTCAGGAGCTGCTTAATAAATCGTCCAGCCAAGAGCTGCACATTGTAAATACGACAGCTAACAGCGGCTGGAAGATTAAAAAAGGCTCTCTAACCAACATGACTACGGGCGAGCTCGAAAACCGTGGCGCCGTTACTGGTCTGGTGCTCGAGCTGTCAGATGTGAACGATGCGGAGAAGATCGTACCAAACCAGGTACCTTCTGGCCTAGATCGAATCAGCTACAAAGCCGAAGAGCACATTAAGACTATTTCAGCGATTACGGACTATCAAATTGGTAACCCGCGCGAGGACGTGTCAGCCAAGGCTGTACAGACGAACAAAGCGTCTGGCCAGTCCAACTTGGCAAAGGTGATGGACAACATGAACCGCACAGATCACTTGCTGGCGCGGAACATACTGGACATTATTCAGGAGTACTACACGGAGCAGCGCCTTATTCGCATTACTACGGACAAGCTGACTAACTCGATGGAAGAGATCACAGTAAATGAGCTCACCCCCGAGGGGGAGATAAAAAATAACCTCACGCTCGGTGAGTATGCTGTTGTCATCACTACGCAGCCGGAGCGCGATACGTTCGAAGAAACTCAGTTCGACCAAGCCGTACGTCTTCGTACCGAAGCCGCTGTGGCTATTCCGGACACGTATATCATTGGCGCCAGCCGTCTGAAAGACAAGGCCAAGATAATCGAGGCCATGGAGGGTAACAAAGACTCTCCGGAAGCGAAGGCCGAAGCCGCATTGGCTGCTCGTCAGCGAGAAGCTGAGGTTTCCGCGCTCGAAGCCGAGGTAGAAAACAAAGTAGCGGACGCTAAGCTCAAACACGCTAAGGCTAGCAAAGAGTCAGTGCTTGCGGAGAAGGAGGCTAACACCCCTCCGGAAGATAATGGCGCTGAGGCTAAGCTAGCAGAGGTACAATTGGACCATAAACTAGCCATGCAGAAGCTTGAGGCGGAGTTCGCGCTCAAGAAAGAAGAGATGGATCGCGAGTTCGCCTTGAAGGAAGAGCTTGCCCGTAAGGAAGCGGCAGTCAACAACACTGTAAAGGTGGAAGACGCCAGAACCAACCGTATCGCAGCCATCGCGGCAGCGAAAAACAAACCGGCTCAGCCAGGTAACGGAACTAAACCGGCATCAGGTAAGTCGAAACAAACTGAAAAATAGGAGTATGTATGTATTGGAACCGATTTAAATTCCTCTCGGAAGCAGGTGAAGCCGACGGCTCAGCGGCAGCTGCAGACGCCCAAGCACGAGGCGACTTTGTGCAGGAAGACGACGCTGCCGCTACTAAGGAATCACCTGCTGCGGCCGAAAAAGTTACGGATAAACTGAGCGACGACGCCGAGGACAAAGCGAAAACCGGTGACGAGGGCGAAGAGACAGACGAAGAAAAGGCAGAGCGCGAGGCGGAAGAGGCCAAGGCCGCTAAGAAAGCTAATATCCGTGTGCCTAAGGCTCGTCTGGACGAGGTTACGCAAAAAGCTCGAGCTCGCGAGGCCGACCTGAAGCGTCAGATCGACGAACTCCAAAATAAGCTGACCGGCAAAGAGGCAAAAACCGAAGTAGATCGGTTTAAGGCCGAAATCGACAGCATGCAGGATAAATACGAAGACCTGGTGCAAGAGGGCAGAAAAGACGAAGCGCGCGCAATTCGCAAGAAAATTGACGCAGCCCGCGAAGAATTGGCCGAATATCGCCTCGCAACGGCGTCCGACCGAGCTCGCGCTGCAGCTATGGATGACTTGCGTTATGACGCCGCCCTGGCTAACGTAGAGGCTAAGTTTCCGGCGTTGAACCCGGACCACGAGGCTTTCGACGAAGAACTGTCAACAGAGGTAGTCACGCTGCTGGAGGCGTTCTTGGCTAAGGGCTTTACACGCGCAGCGGCGCTCCAGAAGTCCGTTAAGTATGTTATGGGGCCAGACCACGAGCCCACTAAAGAGGACGAAAAAGACACGACTAGCACCCTACGGGCTAAGCAGCAGGCAGACGCACGTAAGAAAGTAGCCGACGCAGCTTCGCGCACACCGCCGAACACGAACAAAGTTGGCGAAAACTCAGATAAGCACGGAGAACGAGGCAACGGTAAGGGTATCGACGTGATGCGCCTATCCCAAGCGGAGTTCAAAAAGCTAGATGAACAGACGTTGTCCGACCTTCGCGGCGACACTGTAGAGTAATGCGCGGGATAAAGCTAACGCTGGTGGTATCTAGGCTGTCACCAGCGTCCCGCCGCGTTCTAGCGCGGATGGTAACTAACAACCACGTACGTTCTGACAAAATCAACGTACCGTCGAAGCCGTCAGCGCAACGCTTAGGCGTAGCGGGGTTCGACGCTTTCAAACCGATGGGACAATAAAATGAGTACAGAAGTAAAGCAAATCAGTCAGACAGAGTTCATTCTGTGGCTAAACGGAGCAACAAGCATGCTTGATGGCCCCCCAACAGAGGAACAATGGAAAAAGATTCGAGAGAACCTAGATGTAGTCGTCGGCGGTATCGTAGCGAGTAAACTACTCGACGAAGCAGACACACTCGTTAAACGCAACGAAGACCTGCACGCGTTGTACGTTAGAAACGCAGCGGCAGCTGCCGATGGTTTCGAGCGCACATACACCTACAACCCGCAGTTTTTATCGGGGGCGCAGATAGTAAGTATAAGTAGCACAATGTAGTTGACAAATGAGTGTCGGCGTGCTAGCATTCCGACCCTCGACTGTACGACTCGATAGGCGTACGGAGCCACGACCTCCTAAAACTCGTATCCGCGAGCCACGCGACACTCTGGCACAACGATCCGATTTTTCTTTTAATGGAGGCCATACGTGGCAAATACAAATTTTTCACTGCTCACAACAGAGCAAAAAACAATTTGGTCGATGGACCTGTGGAAGCAAGCCCGCAACTACAGTTTCGTCAACAAATTCCTTGGTAAAGACACAAACTCGATGATTCAGCACGTAACAGAGCTGAAGAAGTCTGAGAAGGGTGCCCGAGCCGTAATCACTCTTTTGGCTGATCTTGAAGGCGACGGCGTTGCTGGTGATCGCACGCTGGAAGGTAACGAAGAGGCAATGAAAACCTACGATCAGGTGATCCGTCTGGACATGCTCCGTCATGCCAACCGTCACGAAGGTCGTATGGCTGATCAAAAGTCAATCGTCGAATTCCGCGAAAACAGCAAGAACGTCCTGGCATACTGGCTGGCCGACCGCGTCGACCAACTGGCTTTCCTTACTCTGTCTGGCCAATCGTACGCACTGAAGAACAACGGCGCAGCTCGCGTGGGTTCGGATATGGCGAGTCTTGAGTTCGCAGCAGACGTGTCGGCTCCTACCGACAAGCGTCGTATGCAGTGGAACCAAACCACAAAGACTCTGTCGTATTCTGGTGCTACGTCGGCAGTAGCCGCGACAGACCTACCAAGCTGGGAACTGTTCGTCCAACTGAAGGCCGCAGCTAAGGACCAATACATCCGTGGCATCAAGTCATCTGGTGGCGAGGAAACTTTCCACGCGTTCTTGACTCCGCAAGCGATGGCGAAGCTGAAGCTTGACCCGACGTTCATGCTTAACGTACGTCATGCCCAGTCTCGTGGCGACGGCAACAACCTGTTTACAGGCGACACACTGAAGATCGATGGCATCATGTTCCATGAGTTCCGTCACGTTTTCAACACGTCCGGCCTGGCTTCGGGTTCGAAGTGGGGTTCCGGCGGCACCGTCGAGGGCTGCCAAGTTCTGTTCTGCGGTGCGCAAGCGCTTGGCATGGCAGACATTGGTAATCCGGAATGGGTTGAGAAAGGTTTTGACTATGAAAACCAACAAGGTATTTCGACGGGTAAAATCTTCGGCTTCCTGAAACCAAAGTTCAATAGCATTTATGCTAGCAACACTGTCCAAGACTTCGGCGTAATGTCGGTCTACGTGGCACAATAAGGAGAAAACCGAAATGGCTACCCTAATTAAAAACCGAGCTCTCCAATACCCGCTGTCAGCAATGTTCGAATTTGACATTGCTTCAGGCGACGTAATGGTGAATACGTCTGGCACTTCGCAGACGTTCAAAGCAACATCCGGCGTCTTTGATGTGATCGGTCTACCGATCAACTCGATGGTCGTCGGTGGCGATCTTATCGTCGAAACTGCGTCGGATGACACAGGCACAGCTACGCTGTCAGTCGGTGATTCTGGCTCAGCTACTCGATATCTTGGCGCTACGTCGATTAAATCAGCCGCCCGCACAGCACTTGTGCCGACTGGTTTCATGAACTCGAGCGGTCTGGATGTCCGTATCACGCTAGCTAACGCCAACGGCAACGCTACAGTTGGCAAAGTGCGTCTGTATGTGATGTACGTAATCAAAAATCGTCAGAACGAAACGCAGATTGCATAATCTAACTGATGTACTTGAGGGGCACTCCGGTGCCCCTTGTTTTTTGAACAAAAATTGGAGTAAACAATCATGGCCAAGCGCCCACTTCTTAAGCTCAATCGAGACTACGTTCTTGCAACAACAAAAGGCCACGTTATTAGCTTTGCTAAAGACCAGCCAACCCACGTCCCCCCAGCTGTGTATAACGATGCCATTGCTATCGGCGCTGTGCCAGTAGACGGCACAGACCCTAATGTCCTAGTCGATCCGGTAGAGAAAGCGGTCGTTCCGCTCACTGTAGAAGAACGCCAAACAGCGATTATTGCAACTTTTGCTAAAATCGTAGAAACCAACAACCGAGAAGACTTTACAGCATCGGGTCAACCGCACTTTAAGGCAGTATCTGAGATTCTTGGATACAGAGTGGCTGGTAAAGACGTAGCGGCTGCATGGCAGGCGTATAACGAAATGAAGGCAGAATAATGGATGTCGCAACTGTAGTGGCGTTATTTAGAGCGGAAGTAAATGACACCGTCGACACAGCGTACCTGTGGTCTGATGTGGAAGTTTATGCGTTTCTAGATGACGCACAGAAGATGTTCTGCCGCCTAACCGGCGGAATTCCAGACGCAACCTCTGCTATCACTACAGTTACGGCTACGGCCGGACAGAAGTTTGTAGACATCAGCCCGAAGATTCTCCGCCTCAAGTCGGTGGAGAATCCTAGCGACAACGGCTATCGCTGTGAAATCCTCAACTACGAGGATATGGCAACGTACCTTAAACACCCGGACTATGGATACACGTCCCCATATGCACTAAATAACGAGGTAGGCCCGATACGCGCGGTTGTGTCCGGCATGGAGCCAAATAAGCTGCGTCTGGTTAATATCCCGGAGGTAGACCAGCAGCTTAACCTAATCGTTAATCGCTTACCACTAATAGATATAAACCAGACGACGATAGGTAACAGCACCGCTGTTCTGGAAATAGGAGAAATGCACCACCGCCACCTTATTCTGTGGATGAAGGCTTTAGCCCACATGAAGCAAGATGCGGAGACATTTGATCAAGGCAAAGCCGCAGAGTTTGACATGATGTTCCGTACCTATTGTGCGCAAGCTAAGGGCGACCGAGAGTTGCATGAGCACAAATACCGGACAATTTCCTACGGAGGGCTATAGTATGACGCGCGAAGGACTTAGTTTGTTGAAGCGTATGGAAGGTCTCCGACTGGCCCCTTACATATGCCCAGCTGGTAAGCCGACTATCGGCTACGGTATAACGGTATATCCGAACGGAACACCTGTGACGATGAGCGACCCGCCTATAACGGCGGAACAAGCCCTAGATATGCTAAAAGCCGAAGTTGCACGCTACGAAGCAAAAGTAGACGAGCTTACAGGCGGCAAGGCTACGCCGTACGAATTGTCAGCTATGACATCGTTGGCTTACAACATCGGGTTGGAGGCCTTCGCTACATCGTCTGTTCGTCGGCTTTATAACCAGGGCCGCTTGCGCGAGGCCGCAGCGGCTTTTGCCCTATGGAACAAAATTACTGTTGACGGCCGTAAAGTTGTTAATCAAGGCCTCGTACGCCGCCGCGCGGAAGAAGCAACTATGTTCTTAGGTCCAGTAGACTCGCAGGATATGCCGCAAGAAGTGTCCAGCCCGCAGCCAGTAAGTCAGTCTCGTACGGCTGTCGGGGTTGTAACATCCGCCACAGGCGGCGTCGCTACAGTCGCTGCTGGCGTACAAGCGGTGTCCGACTTGAAGAGCAGCGTAGACGGTCTAGGCCCATGGCTTCCATATCTACTCGGCGCCGGCGCAATTCTAGGCATAATCGGTATTTGCTACGTGCTGTACGCGCGTTGGGACGATCGTCGGCAAGGGCTACGATAATGGGGAAGATTCTGTCGTGGTTTTCTGGCGGGGCTTCTTCGCTAATGCCGTGGCTAGTTGTTTTTGGCTTCGGTATTACCGTAGGTACAGCAGTAACTTGGGCCGGCTGGAGCCTAAAGCTGGAGGCCTATAAGGGGAAAGAGGCAACTGCTAAGCTAGAAGCCATTTCCGTGGCTTACGACAAAGGTAAAAAAGTAGCAGAGGAAGCTGCAAAAGAACGAGACAGTCTCCGAGAGAAGAACACTCAGCTAGTTGTTACCGTAGGTAAAGTTAAGGAAGTTATCAAAAATGAAACGAAAAATAACCCAGCTCTTTCTTCTAGCGATTGTGCTTGGCCTGTCAGCGTGCGCGACGCATACAATGCCATCGGCACAAGTACAGTTCCCGGACGTTAGCTACGAAACACAAGAATGCAGTAGAAAAGTAAAAGCAGAAGGTACAATTACAGTAGAACAATCAGCTATAATAGCTGCGGAAAACGCCGCGCGTTTAGAAGAATGCGCTAACAAAATTGATTCGCTGCGACGTATAATCGCAGACTACTTGGAGCTCACGAAATGAGAAAATCAGTAACAAGCCTAGTTGTTTTTTGCGTTCTGGCACTAACAGCGTGCGGCAACGAGAAAGAGTTTCAGTTGATGACGGCTGCGCAGAATTCTCAGCTGCAGATGGTTATTAACTATCGTAAAGAGACAAACCTTCGTACGTTGGAGAAGGCAGCCGAGGTTGAGAAAGCCAAAGCCACAGCCCTAGCTGAGAAATACAAGGCTGACGTAGAGCGCTTTAAAGCCATTGCGAAGCTTGGCGAAAAAGCCGACGCCGGCGGTCGCGTTGCGATTGCTCGGTCACTTGAAGACAAAGCCGGTGAAAAAGAAGTCGCGGCGGTATCTCTGGCTGTCCCTACGGAGCAGCCGCTCTCTCTACCACCACTACCCCAGTTGAAGTCTGCTAGTGACTCCGCTAAGGAGTGGGCAGGCATCCTACTTGGTGGCGCTCAAGTATTCGGCAACACGTACACCGCAGTCAAGGGGCTGAGTGCACAAGTTGCCATCAACAAACAGAATAACGATGCAGCTACAGCGCAGCACGAGGCGACAATGAATACGTTCGGCACGTTTAGTACTAACCAAGCGTCATTAGGCACAGCGGCTGTGAACGCGGCTGCGCAAAGTCAGTCCACCACAACCGGATGGATTGCTAACATCGTAGAGCAGCTGACTAAGAACCCAACAACAGTGATTAACTCAACTGTCAATTGCCCACAGAATGTGGCTAGCGGTTCCGCTGGTAATGGCGGTAACGGCGGTAGTCCGGATGTAACTGGTACGGGCGGCAATGGCGGTAGTCCTGGAACGACCGGTACTGGTGGTCTCGGCGGCAGCCCAACACTTCCGACTAACGGTGGCGTAGCTGGCGCAGGCGGTAATAACGTAGTTACAGCGACACAAAACTGCGTGGGAGTCACGAAGTAATGAGCTCGCCAATCGACCGCGAAATAGGTAACCTGCAAGCGCGGGTTACCGCTCACGACACTGATCTACGTTCTCTCGAAGAAAAAGTAGACGAGCACTACGCTGGGCTTAAGGCCCAGCTTGATCGTATGGAGAAGAAAGAGGTAGAGCAGCGTGGTTTTATAGCGGGCGTGGCGTTTCTGGCCGGTTGTATCGGCGCTTTACTAGGCGTCTTCAAAGACTACATCCTGACACACATTTTCAAGTAACGTATCAAGCTAATATGCCTCAGTCGGCGGTGGGCAGTTTGATCGAGTCCATACTTCTCGTAAAAACACCGACAGCTAGGGGGCGCTATTACTCCGTGCGTTGCCCTAGCACCTTTTCTTGTTATAATCGCGTATCTTTGGAGAATTTTTAATGGCAAACGCACTTTTCGATAAGGGTCGTCAGCGATTCCTTGAGGGCTCTTTCAACTGGAATACAGACACGATTAAGTGCCTTCTGGTGGATACGGGTTCTTATACACCAAATCTTTCGTCGCACGAGTTCCACTCCGACATTTCTTCTGGCGCCATCATCTCGACGTCTGGTGCATTCACATCGAAGACAACAACCGGCGGCGCAGCTGATGCAGCAGACGTGACACACACATCGGTTACCGGTGCTTCGGTAGAGGCTATTGTCATTTACAAAGATACTGGCACGTCCGCTACCAGTCCGCTTATTGCGTATATCGACACCGCCACGGGGTTGCCAATTACACCTAACGGCGGCGATATCATCATTACGTGGGACAACGGGCCGAACAAAATCTTTAAATTATAGCAGAGGCCGCAGATGGCGAACTTCGTTCAAATCTACAAGAGCACTGACGCCAACGCGCCAGTTCTCACCGGGCAGGTCAGCAAGCTCGTTGACCTGCTGGATGCGGTATTGGTGAATGGCTACACGACTGCGGCGGTCAGCAGCGTCACCCGCTCGGGCAGCACGGTGACGGTAACGCTGTCAGCTTCCAACTCGACCATGAACACCGGCGACTACTTCAAGTTGTCTGGTGCAGTCGAAACGGATTACAACGGCGTCTGGCAGATCACCGTCGTGTCATCGACGGTCTTCACTTTCAACATCGGCGGACTGACGCCGACGTCGCCAGCAACCGGAACGATTCTGTACCGGAAAGCTCCGCTGAACTGGACCAAGCCATACACCGGCACCAATGCGGCCGTATTCCGCTCGCAGAACTCCGGCAGCCCACGGCACTATCTGCAGGTCATTGACAACGGCGCGACTGCCGGCGGCGCAAAAGAGGCGCAAGCCTATGCCTACGAGACGATGACGGCTAACAACACCGGTACCGGCCGGTTCCCGACTGCGTTGCAGATGGCAGACGGCCTTTGCTGGTTCAAATCAGACACTACTGATGCCACGGCTCGCGAGTGGTGCATCATCGGTGACGACAAGACGTTTTATCTGCAGATCAAGTCGAACGCATCGCTGGTGTCGTCAAATGTGTACGGGTTTGGTTGGTTCCCCTCTTATAAGGCTGGTGACGCCTACAACACGTTTATGGCTGGAGGCACGACCTTCAACACTGCCACGCCGTCCTACACAGGTCTCAATCAATCGTCATATTGGGTGGCCCCCGGAGGCACGGCATCGGGTGGATTTGGCCTTTACGTGGCGCGCGCCTATTCACAAGCCGGCGGCTCAGCGGAACTGACACCAGTGTCATCGTTTGGCGGTCAAGGGTATGCTCGTGTGTGGGGACAAGGTGCAGGTGGCTCTGGCACTTCCTACCCTGAGCCCGTATCCAGTGGCGCGGTTGTGCAAAGTACATTCCTGCTGGATTCTTCAATCAGTGGGCCGCCAATAAGGGGACGTTTGCCCGGATTCTTTCCTCCCTTTCATCTCGGTACGTCGTTCTCAAACTACGATGAGTTGTCAAACATTTCTGGCTTGACAGGGGCAGTAGTAGTTGCCCTCAACGCGAGCAGCAACTATACAGCGGGTCTGATTGGGATCGACCGCGTCGGACCTTGGACGTAGATGGCAAATTCGACGTCTGGCATTTGTCCTTATCCGGACCTAACGAACACGCGAGGCGCTGCGCCAACGGCAGGAACGCCGACACTTCTATTGCAAACAATACTGGCGATACCGCACGTAAGTTTCAGTGGCAGTTACCGAATTGCCGGGTCAACCGTAGACGGCGGCACACCAGTAAAACGTCGTGTTTATCTGTTCGCCCAGCCAAGCATGCTGTTGGTACGCTCTGCTACTACAGAGCTGCCAGCAGGTGCCTTCGAGTTTACAGGGCTCGCTGCGGGTCAATATGTGGTTATGGGTTTTGATCCCGATGGGGTTCAGAACGCTGTGACATACAGCCACGTGTCGTCGGTGCCATAACAATGTCGTACGCGCCACCCCCCGGCGGCTCCGTCACCCTTGTTTTTCGCTCTCCATATTCAACGCCGCCAGGTAACTCGGTAACGCTGGATTTTCAGCCGCCGGTAGGTAAGACAATATCGGCCGCATCGCTAGGTGATTCCGCCAGCGTCGCACAACCCGCACTGCAATGGACTCAGTTTGTTCTGCCATACGGGGTACAGGCCGGTACGCTCGGTAGCGTAGATGTTGATTACCACCGACTAAAACCTGGCGGCATAGCCGAGGGTGACTTCGGTAGCATATCGCTACGTTGGACACAGTTTATTAGTCCGTCGGGGGCGGAGCCAGACGATCCAAGTTCCAGCGTACAAGTTCAACTAGTTAGCGGAACCTACCGAATGCCACCCGGCCTGTCGGTGGTTCTCAATTTCGGCCCGCTAGTAACGTCAGACCCAGGCGATTCCGTCACTGTAGATTTCAACTACCCGCCAGGTACTATCCGCCCACTGGCGTGGTCATCCGCCCGCTTCGGGCAAACGCAGCTTATAGGTCCGTCACTCGTCATACCGAGCGGTATATCGTCGTTCGTGTCTGGCTCAGCTTCCATATCCCCGCCGATAGCAGCGCGAAACGTAGCACCAGGTGGTATAGCAGCGAACCCGCTTACGGGCCCCAACTCACTGCGCGAGGTACCTTCACCGGTAATAGACTTCCGCACTAAGCACGTTACCCCGTCAGGCATAGCTGTCCCGTCTGGCCAGCTCCCAGTTCACTACGTAGCGTTTTACTATCAGTTTATAGACACCGCCGGCCTTGGTTCCGGCCCGGAGACATACGGCACAGCGCTGGCAGCCTACAAGATACGTTCTGTTTTCCCGAGCTTCATCGCTAGCAACGTGTTTGGTGCTACAGCGGTTCTACGCACGATCACCGTGCACCCTTCAGGTTTTGGCGGGGAGACATTCTCGACGACTAATCTAGTCGAAGACTACTCTAACAGGGTTCAGACCCACTCCGGCTCCGCCGACCCCGCAGCATACGGTATTCAGTATGTTAGGAACCAGCGCGACTTCCTGTACGTAGATACGTCCGCATGGATCGGAAGCCAGGTTAACTTCCCGGTGCCGTACAACTTGCGCCAGGTTCTTACTGTTCAGCAGTTCCAAGGGACAGACGCTGACACAGCTAAGTACGGTCAGCTTACGATAACGAACAGGAACCGACAGCTAACTACGTTCGGGCACCAGGATTCGCGGTTCAGCTACTACGCTGCGGACATAGCCAACGCTGCTAGAGCCATCACTCCCGACGGCTTAGACGCTACATTGTTCGGCGCTTCGTTAGTCGCATATCGTATTAGGTACGTATCGCCCGTAGGGTTCGACTCTTTCTATACATACGGTACTATCGTCTACAACGCCGCACGGGTTATAGGCGCCGCTGGTGTGGCACCGTTCGGCGTAGGCCAACCGCTGGTGTTCAACCGCAACCGCACCATCTCGCAGTACTTCCCATACAGTGGCGAGAGCTTCGGTACTTCGTTCGTAGCATATAGGGTTCGGTCGCTCGTTCAGCAGCCGTTCAACGACGTCCCCGCGTCCCTACCCGAGGTGCGGTTCAACCCACACCCGGTAGCGCCGACAGGCGTGGGCTCCTACGCCACCGGTGGTGCGTTCGTGTATATCCACAGGAACGAGGTATTCCCGCGTTCTACGAACGTCCGTCCATCGGACGCGGTAGGCGAAGCGTACGTGCAGAACCGTAATAAAACGATCGCGCCGTACGCATACGAACAAACTACGTTTGGACTAAATAGTATTGAGAACTACATCCGCAGCGTCTACCCGCCGACGCTGCCGAGTACTCAGTACGGAGCTACTGATATCTCTCGCCGAACAAAGGAGCTCGTTCCGGCTTCGTTCAGCAGCCACGTAACAAGTGTCTTTGCTCAAGTTCGCAACGTCATCCCAGACCCACCAGGGCAACAAAACATACTGCTTTTCGGTATATTGCCAGGTTTTGACTTCGTACCAGCGCCGTCGCTACGGTATCAGACTATATTTCCGGCCAGCATAGCACCGCCTACGGCAGCAGCTCCGACCGTGCGCGACACAAACTTACGTCCAGTGTGGGTATTCGACGACTATGTGGGTACACCTAGAATCATAGCTACGCAATTCCTGTATCCGAAGTACATACCTAGCTTAGCGCCACTAGGGTTAGGCGAATCAGATTTCTTTTATACCAAGCACCGCGTAACTCCACACACCATATACGCACCCTCGGCAGACCAAGCGACAGTGCAAGCAAAGCAAAATAACGGGTTTGGGGCAGAGATAATAGACAACGTGCTTTGGACTGTATACCCATACCATTTCGGCGAAACAACGGTGTCGAATCGTAATCGCACGATTTATCCGCAAGCCCCAGCGCTCGCCAGCTCGGTGTTCGGCGCCCCCACTGTGGCACTCAAAACCCGACGCGTGTACCCGTTCGGTAGCCGCTTCGTGCGATTCGGAGCACACAGCCTTAATGGCGCGCAGGAGATACTAACTAACGGTTTTGAAGTTACGCATGATTTTGGGTCAACCAGCGTATATAGCCCATACACTAACCCGTACGTACGCCCGCAGGGATTCGATGACGCAGAGTACGGACGCCCAGACGTGGATAACTTCAACCGCACCGTTTTCCCGACAGGGCACGGACAGACTACGTTCGGCTTGGCCGACATAGGTCCGCCGCGTCGTATCGAAGTTGCGGGCTTTGTAGCTACGCGCTGGGGCGATACAATGGTGTCCTATAGGAACAGGTTTGTACATCCACGAGGATTCAACGCATTTCTATCTAGTGACCACCTCCCAGGTTTTAATGATAGAATGCGTGTTCGGCTAGCCACGCCAACACCCCCAACACCCACGTATACGCCATAATGCAGACAGTGAAAATACCTATGCCGGTCGCTGGCATCGACAAGCTCTCTAACGAGACGTCGCTGCAGAAGAACACTTGGCGTACCGCTATGAACGTAGACATCGACCGAAGCGGCCAAGCCGCTGTGCGCGACGGCTTCACACGAATCCTCACTGGCGCCGACTACCACAGCACATGGTACGCGGTACAACGTGGCTGGCTACTAGCCGGCAAAGGGTCCACGTTGGTACGTGTAGACCCACTTACTGCCACGGAGACTACGCTTATAAACGTCGGCAACGCCTCGCCGTTTTCCTACACAGAGTACAACGGTAATCTATACGTAGTTTGCTCAACAGGCTTGTACTACGTACCTAGTTCTTCGAGCTCAGTACGCCGCTGCGGCGCCCCTCAGCCAGATGCCCCCTCGGCTACTCCCTCGGCCAACGGCGGCCTCGCACCAGGTAAGTACGCGGTGTCGATCTCGCTAACCGACGACCTGTGGGAGGAGTCCCCCACTAGCAGCGAGGTGCTCGTCGACCTCCCTACAGGCGGCGGCATACAGCTATCCAGCTTGCCGATAGCAGCGGGCTACCGTGTAAACATCTATGTCACACCAGCAAACGGCGACATTCTGTACCACTACGCCTCGCCGCCAGCTTCGTTCGCTACGCACCTGGTTTCTGCGAACCCTAGTGGCGCGCAGTGCACCACTCAGTTCCTGGCGCCGTTTCAGGGCGGGCGCTTCGTACGATGGCATAACGGCCGACTATATGTCGTTAACGGCGACACGTTGTCTTATTCCGACGCCTTCCGTCCGCACCTAACCCGGCTTGATCACAACTTCGTGCAGTTCAGCGGAGCCATAAGCTTCGTAGAAGCTGTGCAAGGCGGTATCTACGTTGGCGACGATCGCGGGGTGTGGTTCCTAGATGGGGGTGACCCAGTAAAGTTCGTAGCTAAACGCGTATCGGCGTGCCGAGCCATACCGGGGTCGAGCTTAGTTATTCCAAACGAACATTTTGACCAAAAAGTAATAAACACAACAGTACCAGTAGCAATGTGGTTAAGTACGTCTGGATACGCAGTAGGTACTGCGGACGGTAACGTAATCGAAGTAAATGCTGATATAATCCGTATACCGTTAGCCACTTCCGGTAGTTCTGTTTTTGCTATACGCAACGGCCGAAAGCAAGTGTTAACTACTATGAGCAGCTCGCAGGCAGCAGCCGGACTGGCGCGCGATACGTCTGTGATAACAGACTCAGTAGAACGAAGAGAAGATTGGAACATAGAAAGCGGCGAAAGCGGCGGATTCGAACTAAGGGAATGACATGACTTCTAAGAAAGTAAGCCAAGAACAACCAGCAAGCGCGCTAACAGGCGCCGAGCTCGTTCGCATTGTTCAAGACGGCGAGTCACGACGTACTACGTTACAGGCTATTGCCGATATCGCGACTGTAAGCGGCGGCGCCACCGGGCCGGCGGGTCCAACGGGCGCGACGGGTGGCACTGGCCCCGCTGGCCCAACCGGTCCCGCTGGCCCAACCGGCCCCGCTGGCCCAACCGGTCCCGCTGGGCCGACCGGCGCCACTGGCGCAACAGGCGCCACCGGCAGCACCGGCCCCACGGGTCCGACAGGTGCAACGGGCGCCGACAGCACGGTAGCGGGGCCGACCGGTGCCGCTGGTGCAACCGGTTCTACCGGGCCGACGGGCCCAACTGGCGCCACTGGCGCGGCTTCTACCGT